CATGTGGCAGAGGGAATAATCCGAGCAGCATGGCTTGCAACAAAAGACAAAAAACTCGATTTATACATTTTTTAGATAACTTTAAATAATTACACTTATTACAATAATAATGGCAGCTTATACAAACACAACCATAATTGCAGATACAACAGATGTTGCAGGATTTATGGGAAAAAATGTAGACGCAGGTTTTACTGCAACAATGCAAGATTTAGTCGGAGTTTATACAGAGGCATTTTTATGTAATTTATTAAAATACGATATTGTAACAAATTGGGCTTCTTTATCTGCAATCTACAAATTAATGTTTTCAGAATATGCTTGCCGAGCAATAGCAGTTGAAGCAATTAAATATGAAACAGCAGCTTATGGATCTTTAATTGAAGCCGAGGACATGATGACTATCCATTTTTATAAAATGCAACAAATAGAATTTATATTAAATAAAGCCGATATACAAGACTTTATGGGAACTTAAAAATGACTTTAGACATACCAAAATACAATGAACTTTTCAAACAAAAAGATGTAAGAGAAACTACATCAGACAAAGCATTATCAACAGATACTTTTGTAACATTTTCTGCAAACTCAGATTTAACAAAAGAAAGAGTTTTAACAGCTGGAGAGGGAATAGATTTAACAGATGGCGGGGCAAATACAACTTTAACAATTTCTGGAGAAGATACATCTACAACAAATAAAGGAATTATTGAAATAGCAACAGAAGACGAAGTTCAAACAGGAACAGATACAGCAAGAGCAGTTACGCCAGACACATTACAATCTGTTTTAATGCCAATAGGAGCAATAGTTTCATGGTTAAAATCTTATGCAAGCACTCCAGCAACATTACCGACTGGCTGGGTAGAATGTGATGGTGCAGTATTATCAGATGCTGATAGCGTTTATGATGGGCAAACTCTACCAGATCTAAATGGGGATAATAGATTTTTAAGAGGAAATTCAACAAGCGGGGGAACTGGCGGAAGTTCAACGCACACTTTAACAATAGCAGAAATGCCAAACCATGAACATTCTGAAGCAGTTGACGGAAATTTGGTATATAAAGGATCAGGGAGCTCCCCAAAAATAACTAAAACAAATACAGGAAATAACAGCACAATAGAAGTTACATCATGGAAAGGGGGAAACGGAGCCCACGAAAATAAACCGCCTTATTATAATGTAGTGTGGATAATGAGGATAAAATAAAATGGCAATGGATATAAATAACGCAAGCGTAGGCAACATGACAGACAGCGTCGCTGATTACTCTGTTGATGCTTTAGAATTAGACTGCCCAGATGGCACAAAAGAATATTCTTATATTAATTCTAATTTTGGAAATGAAATGGGTTATTTAGACACAATCCCAGAATTAGGATCTACAATAAAAGCCATGGCAAAATGGACTGTCGGAAAAGGTTACAAAGCAGATAAAAAAACAAAAGACATTCTGGGAAAAATAGTCGGCTGGGGAAAAGACAGCTTTAATGAAATAATAAAAAATGATATTAAAATTTACATGGCAAGTGGGGACTCTTTTTGTGAAATAATTAGAAAAAAAACTACAAAAGAAAAAATCCAAAATGTAGGAAATAAAATCTCTTTGGGATTAATAAGATACGCAGCAGGAAGTGGAGAATTATTAAATGTAAAACCTTTAAATGCAGGAAAAATGGCAACCGTTGTTGATGATCAAGGAATGCTAAAAGAATTTAGATACAGTCAGGGAATGAATGATCCACAAATATTTAAACCAAATCAAATATTTCATTTACCATGGGATAGAATTGGAGATCAAGTACATGGAACTTCAATTATAAGAAGATTAAAAACAATTATTGATGCAAGAAATGAAGCAATGCAAGATATGAAAACAGTTTTTCATAGATATGTTAAACCATTATGGATCTGGCAATTAGACACAGACAACATAACAAAAATTGCAAACTTCAAAGCAAAGGCAGACAAAACAGTTGCTAATTCAGAAAATATTTACATTCCAAAAGGTGCAGCAGAAGCTGAAAGAGTTAGTGTCCCGCAATATAGCACATTAGATCCATTGCCGTGGATAGAAGCATTAAACCAATATTTCTATCAAGCTACAAATGTCCCAGATGTAATTTTGGGCTCTGCAAAACAAACAGTAGAAGCAAGTGCCAAAATGTTAGTATTTGCATTTGAGCAAAGTGTGCAAGAACATCAATTATTTTTAGAAGAACAAATTAAAATGCAATTAGGTTTGGAAGTTGATTTTGAATTTCCAGCGTCAATAGCAATGGATCTTGCAAACGATCAAAAGAAAGATGGACCAGCAAAAGCAGCAAAGCCATCTGACACAAAAGCAAAAATAGATGGTAAAAAATAATGACAAAAAAACAAAAAGTATTTCCAAAAGAAGTATTGATAAATTCTTTGTTAGCAGGGGCATTAGTATTTTTTGGAGCATTTACAACAGGCGAGATAACTTGGAAGATTATTTTATCTGCAATAGCAGGGGCAGGGATCGCTTGTATTGTAAGATTAAGAAACTACATCAAACCTACAAACACTACAAAGATGTTATTTAATTTCGTTGGATAAAGTTATAAGGAGGTAAAAATATGGAAATAGAAAAAGAAAAAACAGATGGGAAAAAACCAAAAGAGGAAGTTACACCAAATAAACCAGAGGATCCAATTAAAGATAAAGATGCTGGAACTCCGACCAAAGAAAAAACTATTGTTGATGAAGCCAGAGAGGAACGAAAATTAATGGAAGAAGAAAGAAAAAAAGTTAAAGAGGAAAATGATAGAACTGAAAAATTAGCGTCGGAAAGAGAATTAGGCGGCAAAAGTTCAATGTCAAAAGCACCAGCAAAGAAAGAAGAAACTCCAAAAGAATACAACGAAAGAATAGAAAAAGAAATAAACGAGGGAAAACATAATGACTGAAAATAAAATAAAACCAGATGAAAGCTTTGAAATAATTTCTGAAAAAGAAAAGTTTTTAAGAGATTCTTTAGCGAGAGTAGAAACAGACCACATAAAATCAGAAGTTAATATGGCGTTGTGCGCAGACTTAATCAAATTCTATAAGGCAGAAATCAAAATGGAAGCCGATAAAAATGCACGTTAGTTTTATTCCTTATGGCGAAAGGGGATGTGTTGAAAGAATGTTAAGAGATATGGAAAGTCAAAAACATTTAATGCCTATGACTAAGGGAAAAGAAAAAAGAGCTACATGGATTCAAGGACAAATTAGAGACTTACCTTTTGGATTTAAAGAATATGTATTCCCTAAAGATTCTCTTGATATGGTTTTAAGAACAATGGGAGATAGTGGAGGAGGAGTTTATGGAATTAATTTTAAAAAGCTTGCTTATCCTTTTATTAGAAAATTGTTAAAACTTAAACCGATTCCAAAAGACATTGAAGAAGGAAAGATATTTTTGTGGGGCAAGGCATTTGTTAGTATTATAATGTTAGGAATAAGAGAAGATGGAGAGATTGTTGGAGAATATATTGACGATAAAGGATGGACGCACGAAGCATTATGATATGGGAATTAAGAATTTATGTGATTATTTTTGTTCTTATTAAATTATTTCAACTTTGGAAAGAAGGGAAATTTAAGCGAAAGGTTTAAATAATCGGTTAACCGAATAACTTTATGTCAGATGAAGCAGTTCTAAAAGTGGAGACTCATATCCCAGTAAATTTTACTTGTTCTACTGCCGTAACTATTGAAAAAGGCGCAATTTGTAAAATGACCGACCCTATGACAGCTGTTCTTTCTGATGGAGCTAATGATATTGTAGCAGGTATTGTTCAATCTGAAAAATTAGGAGCAGAAACATCACAAGATTCAGTAGCTATTTTTAGAGGTGGGATTTTTAGAGTAACTTGTTGTGGAAGTGTAAGTGCAGGAGACCCTGTTATAACTTCTTTAGTTGCTAACAGAGTCGCTATTGCCGTCGCTGATAATGAGAATATTCTTGGAATAATGTTAGAAGATGGAACTGATGGTCAAATTAAATTAATGGAGCTTAGACCTACGTCTATGCAGTTAGCTTAAAATGGTTGAAACATCAGGACAAGCATTAATTAGAGGAGTCGATATAACTAGAAGTTCTATGGCTTATGAAGAAGAAGCTTTAATTTTTAAACCACTAATCTCAAGTAGACCTACAAAAGCAAGAGAGATTAAATTTTGGCAAAAGACTTCAGGTTATTTAACTTTGACTTCTCCGGCTAAATTAAGTAATATTGCACCGGGAGCAAGACCATTTGTAGCTGAAACTTCTTGGACACCAACCACAAAATATTCTATAAAGTATATGCTTGATTCTCCTATGATTAATATGGAAGATGAGAGCGATGCAGAAGTTCAAGTCTTCTTAGATAATGCTAAAGATGTTGTTGAAGCTATTGCTAACGATGAAGATAATGATATTTGGAATATCATAAGTGAAAATCAATCACCCGACCTTATTAATTCTACTGCAGCAAATGCTACATGGGACGCAGCAAGTGGGCAAGACCCATTCGAAGATATCATGGAGGCAAAGATGGAGATAAGACAACAGACTAAAAGAAGTATTAAAAATGGAGTTTTGATTGTAAATGCTCAGGGAGAAAAGGATTTATTAGTATGGTTAGTCTCAACAAAAGGCTCAAGTATTCCGAACTTCGCTAGTGAGAAAGTAGGAAGTGGGACACTAAGTGGAATTGCAGGACTTAAAGTTATTGTTTCTGAAAATGTAACAGCTACTTTTGCTATGGTTGCAGACTTAAAACAAGCAGCAGAATACAGACAATTCAAACCACTACAAACTTTTATAATTACAGAAGAAGGAATTGGTAGGAAAATTAGAGTTACTACAAATGGAACTGCTATTTTAAGAAAACCTAAATACATTTCTTTAATTACAGGGGTGGCATAATGTCAGAAGAAGTAGACAAAAGACTCTATAAACATTTTAAATCTTTAATTGCAGGTAGTTTAAAAACAGGTAATTCAGTTAGAGATGAATTAGTTGTTTCTGATGCTAAAAGACATTTAGCTGACTTAATTAAGAAAAGACCTAAAATTATTTTTGAAGAACCTAAGGAAGAAATTAAACCTAAGGAGAAAAAATAATGGTTAATGATGAAGCTGGTTCTGACACTGAAAATATAGGAAATGCTACAGGGAAGATTGGATTTTATGCAGCTACTCCAGTAACTAAACAAACCATAACAACTCTTTCTGCGTTATCCTTACAAAATGCTTTAATAGCTTTAGGATTGGTGGCTATCTAATGGCAGCAGGAGATACTGATATTACCGTTGTTGAAAATGCAACAGGTACAACCGTAGCTGCAGCAGCTAAAGCCTTATGGACTGCTGCAACAGATACTTTTAATTATGTAAAGGATGGAACCCGGGTTTGGGTAATAAGACAACTTAACGCATAGTTATTTAAATTCTAATTCTCTATAATTTTATGGTAAATCCTAACGAAGGAACTAAATCAACTAAAGAAATAGCTAAGATAAATATCCCAGAGGGGATTGGAGATACTACGAATTTAGTCCCGGAAGAATCTAAAGTTTTAAGTAAAAAGAGAGTGGGTTTAGAATTATAATGGCAAAGAAAAAAACTAAAAAAAGACAAGCTGTTTCTAAGAAGTTTATCCCACAAACGAATATATTTGCTGATGAGATATACTTGCCCAACCATAGTGGAGAACACACAGCAGGAACCACTACAACGCCAATAAACGGCAATCATATAGCGAACAAAGATTATGTTGATGCTCAAATTGCAGGAGAAAATCATTGGGATGATGATGGAACTAATTTAAAACCATTTATTGCAGGAAGAAATGTTTTAACTACGGGAAATGTGCAAGGAGTAACCCAAGCAGAATTTAATACATTAACAGATAATTCAATAGCAAACGCACTTCATAGACATAGTGAATTAGTAGCTTCTGATGGAACTCCCGACCCAGCTTTAAGTGTTGATGCTTCGGGAAACGTCGGCATCGGAACGACGAGTCCAAGTTCAGCTTTAGACGTGGCAGGAGTAATTGAAGTTGCAGCT